TTCCATTTATTACTATCTTCAACATTCCAATCTGAAGTTTGTACTTTCCAATCTGGAACTTCATCTTTAACAGTAAAAGATGGAATACTCCATATAATTCTATTGTTTGGTTGTGCTGCATAATTTCCATCCTCTAATGCAAGGATGTGGGCGCACTTATGTTCATGCGGTATTTCAGAATGTTCTGTGTCTACTATATTACTCTCTGGGTGTGCCCAGTCAACTGTAAAAAGATAAGCACCCGGATGGGTTTTCTTATCTTTTCCAAAAAACTTTCCAGATTGTGAGGCTAGGATATCATAAACACAAATGCCAGGATAGTAACTAAAGCAATTCCATAGCTCCAGCTCATCAAGTCGCATCCTAGGAACTTCCTGGACGTTAAAACCTCTTTGAATGAACGCAGAGATGGGCAGACGGTAGAATACAGCACCGTTTTCCATAATTGCATGAAAGAGTATAGGGCGCCCTGTAATCGATGCCAGGCCAAATATAATGCAGTCTTCCACTTCTCCATGGTGTTCTTTAAGATCATAGAGATACTCTCTCTTGATCTGTGAATAGAGCACAGGAATGTTTGCATTGAGATAGGCCATGCATAAATTATTTTATTAAAGCGATTATTGCAATAATGACTATCGCTATAATAACAGATTTCTGTTTATTAGCTTTAGCCCATGTTATTACTGTTTTTATATGGTCCATAGTTTTCTCCTATTTTTTTTTTATTGTACCCCAATTTTTGCCCGATTCATAGTCTACTTTATTAGGGACTTCAAGGGTTACTGCTTCTTCCATTATTTTTTTTATTTTATTTACTTGTGTTTTATCTTCAATAGACACACATAATTCATCATGTATTTGAATATGAGCAACCACTCCTTCTTTATATAACTCTAACATAGATTTTTTTGTCATATCTGCTGCACTACCTTGAATTAATTTATTCAAAGCTTTGTAAGTGTAGGCTCTCTTGATCCCTGGTCCATGTTCAGCGAGTGCATCTTCGTGAGGCATAGCTTTATGCATCCCGAAACTATTTGGTTCCCATAAATGAAACCTGCAAAGTCGACCTAGTAAAGTTCTTATCTGTCCTCTTTCCTGAGCTCTGTTAGAAGCTTTACTCATTAACTGTTTAACGAAGGGTACTTTATTATGATACTGAGAAAACAGTTCCGCTGCTTTTTCTTTTGATACACCAAGTTCAGCTTGAAGTTTTGCTTTACCCATTCCGTAAAATAATCCTAGGTTAATTGTTTTAGCTTGTGTTCTTGGAATATCTGCCATGTCTGCTACCGTTTGATGGAAGTCTGAAGTGCTATCTTCTTTGTAAGAATCTACAACTTCATAGACGGATGGAAGTTTATATAAAGATGCATAATGTACAACGAGTCTTGGTTCTTGTTGTGAGTAATCAAAACATCCCCACTCATGATTATCTTCTGGAAGAAATAAAGATCTAATCATAGGTCCTAGATCTTTGTTTCTTGCAGGGATTTGTTGAAGGTTAGGATTCTGATAAGAGAATCTTCCTGTTACAGTACCCCCAGCGGCATTTCTAAGTTGGTTTATCTCTGCATGGATTCTACCTCTGTGTTCGTATCTTAAAATAGAATCAATAAAAGTTGTGTGGGCTTTATTAATTTCTCTTGCTTGTGCAATCATTCTAACAACAGGATGTGCGTGTTCCTGTAAAAAATTTTTAGTAAAACTAGGCGCATCTGTTTTTTCAGTACGATCAAATGGTATCTTTAAATTTTCAAAGACATCTGCTATACTTCTTGCAGCCCAAATTTGAGGTTTTACATTTGTTTCAGAATATATTTGATTTAATAATATATGTTCCTTTGCTATTAACTCTTTCTTCATTCGCTGGGCTTTTTCCACATCTACTCTAACCCCTTTGAATCTCATATCAACGAGACAAGGGAAGAGCTCTGTTTCTAGATCAAAGATGTCCTCCAGGTCTTGATTGATAATTTCTTTTTTCATTTCTTGCCATAACCCTAGGGTAACTTCAGCGTCTCGTTCAGCATACGCCCCTACATGCATAGCCGGAAGTTTATACATTTCAGCTTTAGGATCGATGCCCCAGTCTTGGGCGGCCTCATTTAATGACGCTTCATTTTTACCATAACCAAGGTACTTCCACGCTAAACTATTGAGATCATAGCGAAATCTGTTCTCATCGGTAACGGCTGCAGCTATCATTGTACACACAATGTCACCATTGATTTTAAATCCTAATTTTCTAAGCCAGCAAACATCGTACATAGCGTTGTGAAAAATTTTCGTAGAAGGAGATTCTAGAACATCTTTAAGCCAGTATAAGACTTTAACTTTATCCATGTTACCACCGCCTTCATGAGCAATAGGGAAGTAGCCTTTATAATGAGTGGTTGCTACTGAAATTCCTACAACCTCTCCATCGCCAATAATAGAACCTGATCCCCGGTCTTTGAGACCTGGATCTTTTGTTTCTAAATCAATTGCAATTTCATCTACCTGTCTTAGGTCTGGAAATTCAGTTGGTTTTACCCACTCAGTCTGCGCCTCAAACTTTGGTATTTTCATAATCTCTCTCCATTATCATTTCTATATAGTGTATTGCTTTTTTTAAATCTTCCTTCTTTCCTTTATAGGGATGCCTACAAATATATTTAATAGCATTCCCTTCTGCAAAAGGCAAATTGTTGGCGTTGATAAATTGCGATGGTTGAATTTTAAAATTAGAATAATGATTCCCACCATGTTGTTTTCCATATACTCCCGATAAGAGATTCTTTAAATCTCCTAACTTGACTTTGGAATTAATAACTCCTTGTTTTTTTAATTTAGTGTATACTTTGGATTTCATATCCGAGTCGGTCCTCCTTTGCTGCCATTATGTATAGGTTTTGTTTTGTTCGTGTTACACCGACATACCAAACTCGATGTTCTTCATCTGCTTTCTCGGGACTTTTTTCAATTGCTTCCCTAATCTTATCTGTATTATCCAATATCAATAATACATTATCCGCTTCTCCTCCTTTGGCGGAATGGATTGTAGAAAGTTTTACTCTTGCATCCTTAGAAAGTTTTTCTTTATTACTTAACATTTGCCGAATGTATAAAGTTTGTTCAGGGTCAGCATTAAAAGTTTCATACCAAGTATCTAAGTAGTCAATCCCAAAATCCATACAGTCATAAGTCTTATCGTCATCGAAAGTAAAATCATGTCCCGTATAATCAAAGATATCTTTTATCTCAGCTGGTGTTAATGGATTACCATCAGTCCATCTGGAAAAATCTTGAATGGCTTTATAAAGTTTTGCACTAAAACTTTTTCTATCTTTGTATTCAAAATAAATTCCTCTTTCTATTAAACCTGCTTTTAGTTTAATTAATCTGTAATTAGTTCTTGCGAGTATTAACCAGTTCCCCCGTGTTAGATCAACTTCCTCCATACCGTATACTTCTTCACAGTGACCTTCATTATTTCTAGATTCCCATTTCTTTGGAATCCTGGTTTCAATTTGTGATATAATTGTGTACGCTACCTGTTGAACTTTTCTAGGAACTCGATAAGATTTAGGTAGTACTTTTTCTTTTGCGGGTTCACTTTGAAATCTTTTAACATCGGCACCTGCCCATCCATAAATAGCTTGGTCATCATCCCCTGCCAGGATAATATGTTTAGAATTTTTCTTTAATAAATCGTACATTTTCCATTGAATAGGTGAAAGGTCTTGGGCTTCATCAATAAAAATTACATCAAAAGTGGGGCATAAATTTGACTTAATAAATCTTTCAATCATGTCGGTAAAGTCGACGAGTCCAAAAGATTTTTTATAGTTCCTTACTTCTTCCTCTATAATTTTTAAAAAATTATATTCTAAATCATCTGAATATAAATCGGTGTCGTATTCTTCTTTAATGGTACGGTTTTTAATTCTCGCTATATTAATAAGATTAAAGTATTCACTGTCTGAATCAATATATCCAGTCTGCTCTTCGCCTCCTTTATACACAGTAACCTCTATGCCAATTGCCTCACCTACTTCTTCGTAGTGTTCCGGTTGCATAACATTATCTTTTTTCATTCCAAGAGTTGCAAAAGCCAATGAATGTAAAGTTTGAAAATATTTTAAATCTCGGTACCCATACTCAGGATATAATTTTAACATTCTTTCTTTTGCCTCGTTGGCTGCCTTCTTCGTAAAAGCAAAGTACCCTATTCTATCTAATGGAGTTCCTAGTTTTAAAAAGGTTTGTACGTACTTTAAAAGTCTAGTTGTTTTACCTGTCCCTGGTGGTCCTAGTATTTTTCTTATCAAAGGATGTCCTTTTTATGTTCAGTTAGTTTATGGAATATTTGAATCTTGTCGAATTTCTTAGTGGCTATCATGACCACATTTTTAGTAGGACTATTATGATTACCTTTTTCTTTGGTTGGAAATCTTTTTTGATCTAAAAAATCTATTTCACAATCTTTATATATTTTTAACATCATAGAACCTGTCTTATCTTCTGGATAACGCCACCCTCTGTTCTTTAGTTTTTTATAAAAAGTATCAAATTTAAAGTAAGCATATCCTTCTTGAATAAGAGTAGTCCCTGATTTAAACGATGCATCATTC